CTGGCTCAAACCATTTCATGACACCCTCCCCACCACCACCCCGGCCCCGTCCATATCGTAGGCACCCACGCTGTGCAGGCTGCACTGGCACTCGTAGCATAGGCCATCGTAGGCGGCGGTGTTGACGAGGCATTCGTCGCACATGTCGGGGGCCGGCGTGGGCTCTGGAGTGGGACGGGTTTTAGTGTTTGGTTGGTTGTATGTGGTCATAGCGCTAGCCCTTCTTGTCAGTGATGAAGTTCTTGCCAGCAGTCCAATGAGAACGCGGCTGCTTAGCTTCCGCCTCGACTGAATCCCATCCCCAACCCGCAAAAGTCTTGACTTCATGCCGAGTAACAGACACTTTCTTTTTGCCGGGAATGTGAACAACTATTTGGCGCTTAGTGCCACAGCTCGACTGGCTGATTACTTTGTGCATTGCTCGGGCTCCTCGTAAAACGTAAAAGTGGGTGGTGGGTGCGTTAGGCTGGCTGCGGCACAGGTAAGGCTACTGTCATCTGGGTGTCTCCTCGTAAGGTAGTTGGTTGTGCTTACGAGTACATATTACCACGGTTATAACCGGATGTCAACAACTATTTCAAACTATTTTCGCCTACGCTCTGCAAGACCTCTTTTACATGAGGATCGCATAGGTACATGGATACCGTCAGGACAGTTGCATTCGAAGGTGTGGAGAGGGCGTCGGTTGCGGTCTGCCATCTCCCGGGCGAGTCTGGCGAGAGTTTCAGGGTTGCGCGCTGCTCGCGCTTTTGCTAGATGCGCGTTGAGAGTGTTTTCCATACGTCCATTATAGACGATACGGTTATAACTGTCAACACTTCTCCCTTCTGCGCTCCGCTCTCCCTCTAGGACATGAGCTGCGGCGTGGTATGTGTTTACGAATCCATCCTGTTCGATTTGCTGCTGGGTCCCACGTGTAGTGATCGTAGGGGCACGTACACTCAAACTCATACACGGGCTTGCACGGCCTGCCAGCGTTCTCTTTGTTCTTTGCTCCGTTGGCGCGTGAGCTGGCTGCTTTGCGCTCGGATTTGATGCTGCCGAGTGCTACGGCAGCGGGGTTCTTTTCAGGTAGGGCTTGGTTTCGGAAGGTGCGCGGCCTGCCGCCTTTGTTCTTGGTCTCATCCATGCTGTCAGTTCTCCTCATTCGATTGTGGAATATGTTCGCCACACTGGTACGATGGACGGATTGAGAACGCCGCCCTTGTTCTTTTTAGCGTATTCAAGGTCTCTTACAACGCCCATGACAATTCAAGAGAAGATGCAGGCCAAGCTGGAGCAGGTTGGCCTGCCTTACAAGAAGATTAACTGCTACGGCAGGCAGATTGTAGTCACCAGCTTGTGCGAGGACACAGCGAGGAAATGGGTAACTGTTTTAGGCAAGTTCTCAAAAGTCAAAGGGCTATTTGACCTCCTGTGCGCGTCGCTGTGCTTCCTTGTTAGCCTGTGCGCTGGTTGAGTACTGATTGAACTTTGAAACGTTTGTAACAACGCCATCTGCGTCCATTACGCGCACCGTATAGCATCGCGGACAGTCACCGTGTGAGTCTATTTCAGACGTTACGAAGAACATTCTCCCGTCATTTGACATGTAAGCAGTCTGTGAAGTTCTAGACCTCCATGCTCGCATTGTAAGAGGATCGAAAAAGTGTTTGCCGGCCTGTTTGTTCTTCAGCTTAACGTCGTAAATGTCAATCGTTTTCATGTTGTCAGTTCTCCTGGTTAGGGTAAAATTAGCGCGGCGGCGGGGTTCTTGTCAGTTCTTCGGTCGCCGTTGCCCCTGGTGTTACGAGCGCCAGGGGCGTTTATGTGTGTTAGGCGTCTAAGTTCTCAAATATAGCGAGCAATTCATCTTGAACAGATTTGATGCGCTCAACGCGACTATTGTATTCTGATTCAGCCTTCTTCAAATCCTCGGTAGGATAGTCTCTGCCGTTGGGAGCTGTTGCAGGTAGTTTCTCCAGCACTTCTGTTAATGCGTAGTAAGTCTCACGGATAGGCTCGATTAGCATATTGCGCGTTGAGCCGTTGATCGTGATTGTGGGGAATGTCATTAGTCAGTTCTCCTGTAAGTGTGTGGATGTTACGAGTTCGTTCAACTGAATACAGTATAGCAAACGTTAGATATATTGTCTGTACTAATTCTTTGTCTACTAGATTAGATATGTTATAATCGAACCATCACCAATCAACGCACGGAGCGAATCGGCCCGACAGGGAGCATCTGCGTGGTGATTAAGGGAAACCTTACGGAAGGGTTACATGCGCGGCACTGCTCATAGCTTGTGCGGAGAGCAATAACTACCAAACTGTTTAACCTTATGGACAGCAGGAATCCTTATGGAATGTGGAGCACAGAAGCATAAAGGACGTGGAATATGCAGAGCACCTGCTATGGAGAACGGAAGATGTAGAATCCATGGTGGAGCTTCACCGGCTGGAATAGCTTCACCGCATTTCAAGGATGGCCGTTACTCAAAGTATATGCCTACTCGTCTTAAAGAGAGGTATGAAACCGCTGTAGATGATCCAGACCTCCTGAACCTTCGGTCTGATATATCACTCATTGATTCTCGGTTAACCGATGTGCTTGAAGGTGTAAGTAACGGTGAAGCTGGTGAACTGTGGAAAAAGTGTAAAGCCACAATGAGGGAGTACGATCATCCTAAAGGTGCTACTGAGCCAGTAAGGGAATTAGCCAAGATTGAATCTCTTAATAAGCTAAGGTGGCTGATTAACGAAGGTTACCAAGAGTACCAATCGTGGATTGAAATTCGTTCACTAATGCAGGATCGTAAAAATCTGGTAGATAGTGAACGCGCACGCCTAAAGGATATGCAGCAACTAATCACAGCAGAACGAGCAATGATATTAATTAATGCTCTTCAAGGATCGATACGCAAGCATGTCACAGACCGTAGAGCGTTGGAATCAATCCAATCCGATATTAGAGCACTCGTTAATCACGAGTCTAGCTGATGGGCTTACAGATGAGATAGATGATCCAGTAACGCTCCGAGACCTCAAGATACGAACCAAGGGCAGGGAGTTAGTCAGCCTTGGTGAAAATCTGAAGCCTATTCAAAAGAAGTTCCTCGATGCAAACTATCCTGACTGGACCATTGACAAGCCTGTAGACCTTAAAGGGTTTCGCTGCTCAATCCTCAAAGCAAGGCAGGAAGGTGTATCTACGCTGGTAGATGCGCTCATCTTCGCGGACACGTGCAACAATCCTCGAACGTACTCCCTCATCCTCGCGCATGAAACAGACGCCACAGAACGCCTGTTTCAAATGATGCACCGCTTCTGGGAGAACTTGCCCAAACATAAGCAGCCAAAGAAGAAATTCTCGAACAAGAAAGAGCTGCTGTTCGGTGCGCTAGATAGCGGATTGTACGTTGGGACAGCAGGCCAGGGTAGTGTTGGGCGAAGTGGTACATGGCAGAACGTACACAAGTCAGAGTATGCGAAGTGGAAACCATCAGGAACCACCATCGCTGAGATAGACGCAGGATTGGACGATGCAGTCCCTATGTCCGGGAACGTCTTCCATGAGAGTACAGCCGATGGCTTGAATCACTTCTACGAGATGTGGGTAGACATCAGCAAGCTTGGATACGAGGGCAATACGAAGCCCCTGTTCTATGCGTGGTTTGAAGACCCCGACTACTCTACGCCTGCGCCTCCAGGGTTCACCAGAACGCCTGAAGAGGTCCACATGGCGGATGCTGTCTACGACTTCTATCACTTCACCTTAACAGACGATCAGCTTTACTGGTACAGACAGAAGTCAAGCGAGCGCAAGGAGTTGATGAAGCAGGAGTATCCGACGTTTCCAATGGATGCGTTCATTACTTCCGGCAATGGCTACTACGATCGTGCATTCCTCAAGCAACTGCTAGACGAACTGCAAACGCATGTGCCACTTTACACGGTGCAATCAGGTGAACGTGGCTTTCATTGCCCGTTTAGTGTCTGGAAAGAGCCTGAACCCGGCCATAACTACGTGATATGTATCGACCCGGCAGAAGGCCCTGACAAGAACAACAAAAGTGATAATACTTCGGCCCATTGCTTCGACATCGACACGTGGGAAGAGTGCTTCACCTATCACGGGAAGGTCGATCCGTGGAACGCTGGAGCGGACATAGGGGGGTTGGCGTTCCATTACAACGAGGCGAGAGTCGGCGTGTTGAGGCTGAACCACGGTCACGAGTGTATCCGAGCCCTGATAGAAGGTGGAACGACCGATATATGGTGTGATGAGGATGGCAAATATGGAATCATTGAAAACAGCAAGACGAAGCCCGAAATGGATGACTCCCTCGGGGGCATCTTTAATGACATGGCCCGAGACGAGCCCGGTCTCATTCTTCATTCAGTGGAGACAGTACAAGAATGTATCACATATGCCCATTTGCCCGGAGGAAAGGCTGGAGCTGAGGGAACCGCGCACGATGATAGGCAGAGCTCCTTGAAAGCCTGTGTATATCTCCTTCGGAACGATGACCGACGCTACAAGATACCACCTAAAGAGCCTCCTGCGCCTACCGTGGCGTATGGAGGGCATTGGAAGCGCAGGGGATTGTAGCAGAAAATAAAACTTTGCATTCTATTTTAGAAGTGCTATAATGCTCGCATGGTTTATAGAGGTATAGAGGTCATATCGGTAAAGAAGGCGGCTTCAATGAAGGGTGTTAGTGATGCCGCTATTCGAGAACGCCTTTATGAATCTTCCCCAGGGAAAATACAAGGTTTTAAGATAAAGGGTAGGTGGTACGTGATTTTGTTCACCCTTGCTTACTATGAACCTAGAAATTATCCTCGAAATGGGACGTAAGCCTGTGCCGGATGATTTGAAGCGTAAAACGGTCTATTTCTGTATAAACAAGCAGGAAGAGGCCGAATTGCGTTTGTACCTGCAATGGCTCAGGCAGCAGGCGGAAAGCGTAGGAGGCGGTGAGAATTGAAACCCAAGCATTTGTCATTACTGCTCTTTCTGCTGTGCTTCTGCTCCGGTTGTGGCTCTGGTGGTCATTCCGTAGACCAAGACCGTAACCCCGTGTATCAGGACCAGCCGCCCGCGCCACCTGAGAACCGCCCGTATCCCCAACAGAAGGTGAACTGATGCATTTCACTAACATGGTTAATGTCAGGATTATGGAGTGGGTTTCGGTTGGCACAATCTCTCCACCTCAGGATCATCCTGTTTTAATATCATACGAGGGGCGTATTTCAGTGGGCGACTTTTCAGGTAATACTTGCTACGACGTTCTGATGGCGTACGTAGAAGTCAAACCTACTTATTGGATGGAATGGCCCACCCCTGCGCCATAAGGAAGCTAAATGACCGAACAAGTAGCCATGCCTAACCCCGAACTGTTCTTCCGCAGCGATGGCACATTGAAGCCACAAGTCCCGGCTGACAGGATGCCCGTAGACGAAGGCCAGCTTCACCTGCTTGTTCCGAACGGGATTGGCGACTTTGCTTGGGTCTACGCAAAGTACAAGAACCTGATTGACGACGGCAAGGACATAACATTCTGGTTCAATGACGACGATACGAAGCGCGTGAAGCCCTACGCGGACATGCTGGGAGTGAAGTACGACTTCTGCACCGTGGATAACCGGGATTTGCTGCTTGCTCCGGGTGAGTTGAGCCGTGAGGATGTGGACGAGGGCGGGATATTCTATGTCCACGCTAACCGGCATCTGGAGAGCGGTAATAAGCTCGTGGACTGGATGCCATGGTTGCCTATGCAGAATCCTGCTCCTAGCATTGGTGAGTGGAAATACAAAAATAACAGAATTACCGTTCATATGTGCATGAAGTCCTACGTGGAGGGTAATTGGCCCGTCAAGGTTTGGGCGCGTAAACTCAAAGAAATTGAAGAGAAATTTGGCCCTGTATGTGTAGTTGGGGCATTGTGGGATACAGCCTTTGCGAACCAAGTATTCCAGCACTATAGTCCAGCGCACCGCGCGCTGGACTACGATTTGGGCGATTCTTTGTATGAGATAGTCACAGGGCGCGCTCACATCGGTCTGGACAGCGGATTGACCATTCTTGCCAAGTATCTCGGCGTTCCTGCGCTCCAGGCTTTTCCAGACTGGCTTTGGAACCCTGTAGGCACATCGGTGCATCCCAACGGGACGCACATGCCCGGTACGTACGATATGGACTTCCACCCACTGAGCGAGAACACCCACGTAGCTGACCTGATGGACGATGTATGTCCGTGGCTTGAGAAGGTCCTGAAGTAGATGCAAGTAATCTCCGAAGTCTATCATAAACAATACCAACTCGACTCCGTCTCAGACCGCGCCCTTGAAGCCTACGCAGAAATAGCCGATGAGCTAAAGCGCATGTTCCGGCCTCGCAACGCAATGGATGTAGGCTGCGGCGGTGGTGCGCTCTTGCAGGGGCTTCTGGACCGTGGTGTGGACGCGTACGGGATAGAGGGCAGCGAGCACGCAGCACAGATGCACCCGCGCATAGAGCTTCACGACCTGCGAAATCCTTACAGCAAGAAGTCCATAAGCTACGGTGGATACGATCTGGTTACCAGCTTTGATGTAGGGGAGCATATCGAGCCTGAATGCGCCATGGAGTTCACCAAGACCATAAAGAAGCTTATGGGCAACCAGGGATGGCTCGTATTCGGTGCTGCTGGAGAGGGGCAGGACGGGCTCGGCCATGTCAACTGCCGTCAGATGCCCTATTGGATAGACCTTTTAGAGCGACAAGGCCTCACATTCTTTGCAGGGCTGTCTGAGGATGTCAGGATGGCTATTGCGGCCCGTGAGCATACGAACTATATTTGGTGGGTCCAAAAAAACCTCATAGTGTTTAAGAATGAAGGGCGAAAATGAGTAAACCCTCGGTAGCAGTCGTGATTCCCACGTAGTATATGAATATAGCCTTATTTATGCCATAATATAGGTATAATGAGGGCTATATGCCGAATAGAAGATACTTAACGCTTAACGGAGAAACCCATTATATTGCAGAGTGGGCGGCCAAAATAGAGGTGCCCGAGGGGGTCATAACACATCGCCTGAATAAGCTTAAATGGAGCGTAGAGCGGGCCTTAACAACTCCTCTTTATAAGTATGTTCAAGTTCCATGCTCTATTGAAGGGTGCGATAGGATTGCTGGTTCTTTGGGAATGTGCGATAAGCATTATCAAAGGAACTGTGCTAGGAAACAAGGCATAAAGGAAAGAGTCCCCAAAACTCCACAAGGAAATCCGACAGAGCTAGATATTGCTTATTGTGCTGGCATTATTGACGGCGAGGGTTGTATATCAGCAAAACGATGTTGGTATATAAGTAAAGGCGAGAGAAAGAACCGGACTTATACTCCTCGCGTGTCGATAATAATGACAAGCAAACCGGTTTTAGACTGGGTTTACTTCATGTTCGGCGGACACCTCGGGATTAATAACAAAAATACTCCATCGGGTAAGATTTTTTACCATTGGGAGCTTATAGGGAAAAACTGTAAACAATTCCTACAATCTATACAGCCTTATTTGAAAGAGAAGGGCGTGCAGGCCTCTGTAGCAATTGAGATGTGCGATTTAATAGGCATTGCAGGGCCAACGCTAACAGAAGATATTAAATTACAAAGAGAAGAATACTGGGTAAAACTGAATTCTCTTAATGGAGGTGTACGTCGTGTCTCAGAATAGAATTGCGATCTGTATTCCCTCCTATAATGGCGTGGACCGTCTCCGATTCATGATGGATACGGTCCAGCAAAACGACCCGGAATCACTCACATCGGCCCGATGGATGATCGTAGAGGACCCATGCGGTTATGATGGCGTTGAGGAAGGCTATCAGAAGTTAGGCGATGACCTTCTGATTAATGTTTACCACCTTGCCGAGTGGTCAAACATGCACGGCGCAGCAAAGAAGGCATTTCAACTCGCTTTTGACATGTTCAACCCGGATTGGGTCATCTACCTCGGCGACGACCTTGCTGTAACTCCCGGTGCGCTGTCAAACATGATTTACTTCCTTCAGGAGAACCCGCTGGAGACGGTTTCACTCGTACAGTTCCCCTACTGGAACGCGCATGACCTCTGTAGAACTGAAGATGGGGAGTGGTCGCCGTATCTTGAGGAGATGGGCTATAAGAAGCCGTTCTGGAGGAAGGAAGACTTCTATGCGAATACCGATTGGGTTCCGCAAGTACCTCGAAATCCGCATTGGGACGGTGAAGGAATCGCCCGAAGCTACGTCAACGTTAATGGGGTCGGTTTTGCTGTGCGAGCAAGCACGTATAGAGAAGTTGGAGGCTTTGCAGATAAAACGTGGTGCCTCGACGAGTCGATTTCTGTTAAGACCTGGATTAATTCATCCCAATCCATCGTCTGTTTGCCAGGACCTCCTCTTGTACACTACTTTGGAGGCTCCACCGCTGCTCAGCCAAAGCCCCATGACCGACACACCCACGAGGCATGGGTAGAAGCAATGGGTATGACGAAGGAGGAGGCCGGGGCGTTGAGCTACAAGGCGATGCATGAGCGTGAGGACGCGGTGAAAGAGGAAATGGCACGGTGCAAATACTTTGGACGTTGAAACACTCGAACCGTGTCCTTACTGTCCTAAAAAACTCGTTATCCATCGCGGCTTCATATTACAATGTGACTGTGAAGGCTGGGCTAATAGCCCGGGGAGACGACAGGCTTTGGTGGATGCTCTTAAGAAGCGCGTAGAGGCTCGTCAGGATAAATCTAATGAGTAAGCCATTTCGCATCCTCACAGCCCAAGGAATCGGGGATTCCGTCTGGTGCATGTTCAAAGCGCAGGACATCGTCCGCAAGCACGGTCACGACTCCGTAGAAATCCTCATTGGTGGCTGGCAGCGCAACGAGCTTGAATGCCGTGCGTTGCCACTCCTGCGCCGGTTCGACTTCGTAAGAAGTGCCAGATACCTCCAGATACCGCCTGTGACCGGTTCTAAAGGTCCTCTGCTGCTTCCGGGTGACCCTACGGACGAGAAAGGCCGCTACAGGTACATACCTGATGGCAAGCCTCCGTTCTACCTGCGCGATGAGGTGGACTTCGTAGCTATCCCTAACCGCGACCTGGAGAATGGCGTCAGGCTGGAAGATTGGCTGCCGGAGTATGAGATTGATTGGGGGATTTGTAAGAATATACTTCCATCCTCTCCATTTATAAAAGCCCCAACGCTGGCAGTTAGCGAATATGAGATTGATAGCTGGAAGCGCGTACAGGTTAAACCGGGCGCAATGATCCCCTATACGACATTTACCGATATGTCGCCAGCATGGGCTGTTAAATCAAGCCCTAAGATTACAGATTCACCCTACGTCGTATTCTTCATGGGCGCGGAGTGCAATAACCTCGAAACCAGCAGAGCGGGGCATAACCGGGGCGCATTGTGGAACAATTATAAGTGGGTTCTACTTGGCGACCAGTTGATTGACCATTACGGGGTCAAGATAGTTGTTGTTGGCGCCGGCTATGATGCCAGTTACTACGAGAAGCACGTTCAGCCCAAGGTGTCAGGCCACAACACTGACTCATGGATTAACGCCATTGCCGAGTTCTCCATCCTCGAAACCCTTGAAATCTGCTCGCAGGCCAAAGCCGTTGTATCCTACCAGTCCGGGATAGGCATCATGTCTCACTACCTGAACGTTCCTACGGCTATCTGGTGGCGTCCTGAAGGGGATAGTATTGTGGAGGGTGGCAACCTCACGTTTGATGAGAGGATGGCAAGCGCGTGGATGTACCCCGGCGATACCAAGAGTCTGCCTATGATTTATGGCAAGCATGGCGTTGACAGCATCATTCAATGGATGGAGCCGCACCTATGAAGCAAGATTATTCGGAGTACCTGATGGACCCTTCGCATCTTGAGAATGAGGAGAGCGAGTGGGCGCGGCAGGGGTTCTATGTGAAGAATGCCGAGGCTGTTAAAGAGTTCATGGAGTTGCGAGGGCTTGAAAAGGTTTTGGAGATAGGATGTGGCAGTGGATGGGTAGCAAAGATGCTCGCCCCGTTCGAATTCTTCTATGTTGGAGTGGACAAGAACCCTAATTGCATATCACTGGCAAAGGGTAAGGTTGCGAACTCGTTTTTCAACTTCGAGAACTTGGATGTACGGTCTATTCCATTCTTTTTTCAGCAGTTTTCAGGCTTTGATGTAGTTTGTAGTTTCGCGTTTCTGAAACACTTCTCACTGGACGAGTGGGACAATATTCTTAAAATACTGCTATGGCAGGGTAAATACGCCATATTCGCCGTAGCAATCGCCGAGCACGATCTAGACGATGGAACAGATTTCCCTCACACATCCGTAACTCTGGAACACCTTGGCCGGGCCGTGGCAGTCGCAGGGCATAAGATACTGAAGACGGAGCATCAGTCAGACAGCGCGACTGGCTACGAGATGCTGGTATGGACGGAGCGAGTATGAACAAGACGCTTGAAGAGCTTCGCGCGAAGGGGTGGCGCTATCAGATAGGTGACTGTGTTCGCCCTATGGGAGATCATACTACAGGTCCATTTTGCCAATTCTTCACATGGGTTGGAGGAGCGCCGTTGACTGCCTATGCCGAAGCCGATTCTATAGAAGAAGCTGTATTTAAAGCGGCTCAGGAGGCACGGAAACTGCTATGACAGACGGAGCGTTCTTTCAGCGCATTCATGATTGGTTCCACCCTTCGCAGGTAGTAGATGGCGGTGTGTTGTGGAACCCCGGAGATGATGTTTTGCCGTGGATAGACGTTGAACTTCAATATCTCTGGTACAAGAAAATCGGGGAGTGGCTACAGCCCAAGACGTTCCTTGAGGTTGGCGTGGGCTACGGGTACAGTACGTTGAGTCTGTTGTCTGGCGTAACTAATGTTTTTGACATAGGGATTGTTTGGGTTGAAAATGAGTCTCAGTGGGAAAGTGGAATTGCTCAAGCTTATGTATCCATAAATCAGTCGTATAGACTAGACTCTGGACCCGTGTGGGTGAAATCGTGGGAAGAACTCTCCCTGTTTAAGGGTAAGTGCTTCAAAGGAGGTCAATCTTACGACCTCATCCACATCGACGCCAACCACGAATACGAGCACGTCACCCGCGATGCCTTCGAGTCCTTCAACTACGCTCAGAAGGGCGCACACTGGCTATTCCATGACAGCGAAGACCCGCCTGTAGCGAAAGCAGCAGAGGAGTTTGCCGAGTGGAACAAACTGAAGTGGTTCAAGATACCGGAGGTTCGCTGCGGACTGCACGTTGTACACTCATGCGAAGAGGGTGAATGCCCGATACTCAAAGGAATGGCGGAAATGAATGGCTAGTTTTCTGCTGGAAGGCGGTTTCTGCCCCCGTTGTCCTAACAAGGTGGCTGTCGCAGGGCCCGATCTCGTTACCTACCGTATCCACGACCCGAAGCAGGAAGTGGAGACGTGGAACCTCGTGGCTCAGTGCAAATTCTGCAATGAATCTGTCATTCTGGGGCGATTGATGCCCATAATTGACACCGGACAACCGGAAATTCAAGAGGACGAGCAGGATATTGTTGACACGGAAGCGGAACATAGCTATACTGAGAGTTGAACATCTCCTGTTCGAGCTAAACCGCGCCCTAGAGTCCCTGTAGCTTTAGGGCGCACTTAAACTTTATACTCACTAAATCCGCAAGGGTTGCTCGCTCCGCAAGGGGTTGAGTGACCCTTTCTTTCATTTATGCCAGCAGATACCGAAACAACCGACCCTTACGCACTGAAACTGCCCGCTGAACTACAGGGGGATATGGACTCTGCACTGTGCCAGCGTGTTCATGACGTGGTAAACGCGTGCGCCGACAGAGACGAGGACCTTCGCTCCCTTAGATGGCAGCTTGAGGGTGTGTCTCAGACGGTCGGCAGCGAGCCGTGGCCCGGCGCGTGCGAAGTTGAGCATCCTATCTCCCGTGAACTGCACACAACCCTCACAGCGGCCCTGTACGCGGCGTTGAAGCAGTCTCCGTACTGTTTGATGGAGAGCGTGGATGATGAGGATACGGACGGAGCTTCCAGCGTAGAGACGTTGCTCAATACCAAGGCTCAGATGTGCGGCTACGAAAAAGTACTTTACGACACTACCTACATCGCTCTGGAATCTCGTTACGCTCCTAAGCGCATTGATATGGTGCAACCTATCACTCGTAGTTTCGAGCTGGCGCAGAAAACCCCTGACGGACAGGTACTAGACCCGTCTATGGTGGACGGTGAGGACCAGGGCGAGGCACAAGACCAGATTGTACTTTCCGAGGTTCCCGGTGAGAAGAAGTTCCAGTTCCGGGCTATTGATCCGTGGGACTTCTACGTTTACCCGATCTCGGCCTGGGGACCGCAAGAGGACCAAGGCTGCATCAACACGATAGAGCGCATGTGGTTGACTTCTGAGGACCTCCTTCTGGGAGTCAAAGACCTCGGATACGATGCCGATGCCGTAGCTGACATGATAGAGCGTGGCCCTGCACAGTTTGATGGTGAGAGCGGTACGAGTAGGGAAGACGAGCTTATACGGGATGGACTGAATGAAGCGGTCATGGGCCAGCCTCGGGAATCCGGCGAGTGGGAATGCTTCTCGGTAGTCGGTCGGGCTCCGTACCTCCTGAATGAGCAGTGCCAGCCCCGTATCCCAGACACCCTGATGCACGTGGACTGCGAATGGCTCTGTTGCCCTGCCTTGAACATAGTATTCAAGCAGTCCTACTCCGGCTGCCCTGATGGACTTCGCCCCTACTCAATTACCTGCGTCTGTCCAAAGCCCAACCGATTACTCGGTGAAGGCATAGTCTCTCTCATCACAGCTATTCAGGATGAGATGACCGCCATAACAAGGTTCGGTATCAACAACATGAACCTTGAAGGCACTCCGGCAATGAGCGTACCCGAGGCGTGGCTGACGAAGTACGCGAAGTACAAACTCGCTCCTGGACGCCTGATGCCGCGCTTGAACGGTGCGGACGGGGGAATGGAGCCAATTGTTTGGGACGTGGGCGCACAAGCCCTGATTATGCCGTGGCTCCAGATGCTCGACAGTTCCGCGCAGCGTATCGCAGCGGCGGAGAGCGTTAACAGTAATATGGGCGGGAAGGTGCGCAAGGCTGCGGAGGTCCAATTCTCCGAGGCTATGATGCAGACCAAGTTTGACCTGTTCCTGTCGAATGCGCAGCGTGGCGTTATGGAAGACTTCAAGTTGATGCTCGCGTACCAGCTCCAGCATATGTCCGATGAGGATAGTGTTGTGCAAGGCGGCCAGAAGACGACAATCAACAAAGAGCAGGCTGAGCGCAAGTTCCAGTTCATCCCGCAGGCTAACAGCGAGAGCGCGTCGCCCACCTTGAGAATGCAGAAGATGCAGCAGGTTGCGGAGATAGTGACTCAGTACTGGACGCAGCTAGGTCCAGCTACCCAGATAGGCGCACAGTCCTACTGTTACGCGCTGTACCACCGTTTACTTATTTTGGCAGGAGAGAAAAGCCCACAGACCTATATTGGCAATCCGCCGCCTCCGCCCGTGCCTATCGACCCGATGACCGGTATGCCTGCGGAGCAAGGTCCTATGGGTATTGGTGCCGGGCAACAGCCGCAGGACCCCAACCAGCAGGGTATTCAGCAGGGGTACTCAATGGTGGATGATCAGGCTATGCAGGCTCTAGCGAGCGCGGGTGGTGGTGGAATGAACGGTTCAGGAGGTTACTGATGGCTAAGTTGAATGCGGCGGCACGCAAGGCCGTGCCTAAGTCAGAGATGGGCTTGCCGGGGAAGGCTACTAAGAAGGGCGGTGCGGTCACTGGTTCGTACCCGATGCCAGACGCAAAGCACGCCGCAACTGCAAAGGCTTTTGCTACACGGTTTGCCAGCCCTTCTGAAAAGAAGAAGATTGATGCAAAGGCGAATTCCATTCTTGGTAAAAAGGCTAAGAAATGACACGTCCGCCTAATTGGGAACGAATCCTCCAGTCTGAGATATGGCAGGAAGAGATTCTGCCGTGGATTTCAGAGATGGCGCAGGACGCACTGGAAGAGAAGGCTACGTCCACGATAGCCACTCTGGAAACCTATCATCATTGGCGCGGGTATGTGGCCGCGCTTATCGCGGTTCGTGACATGCCATCGGAGATGCACGAGATTGACCGTACTGTAACACAACAGGAGAACGAAGATGCCGGAAGACGAACTAGAGCCAGTAGAAACTTCTTTGGAAATAGACGAGGGCGTGGCTGATGTTGAGCGTGTAAACGCGGTATCCGATCCACAGGTTATAGACGAGAACGAGCCTGAGTTTCTCTCTTCCGATACAGAGTACGAGGTAACCCTAGATGATGGTCGCGTTGTCGCCAGTGACATGTACGGCAATCCTCTAGAGCCTGTTGACGACGAGCCGGAACCTGAACCTGTTGTAGAGACGCCTAAGCCAGTTCAGGAGTTCCACTCGCCATACACGAATTCGCAGCTCACACAGGCAGATATTGCAGAGGCCGAGGCACTAGGTGTAGACCCTCAAGTACTCGGCTTGATTGACCGTATCGCGGACCGCAGGGCGATGCAGGCTATCTCCGCGCAGGAACAGCAGAGAGCAGCGGCTAGGCAGATTGGTATATCTCAGGAAGCGTTGGACGAGTTCGCTCCAGCGATGCGCCAATACGAGAGTATGGTGCCTGCCAACGTGCGGGGAACCAAGGAGGGGGCCGTCACAGCCCTCCTGATGGCCGCAGGCGCGGAAGCTATGAAGACGGGTGACCTCGGGGCCGTGTTGCAGAGGATGATACCGCAGGTCCAGCAGCAGGTGCAGACACCTGCTCCAGTGCGCAAGACGCCTGACATCACTCCTGCTCAACGGAGTACAACGCCTCGGGCTAGCAGCGCAACCGTTGCGCCTGCCCGTACGAAGCCAAGAGATGCCGCGAACGCAAGTTTTGGTAATTGGGGTGCAGATGGTGACATCGTATCCATGCTTCAGCGAGAACGTAACAACTCGAAAATGTAAAGGAGGCGAGTATTATGCCTGCACCTACCGACGGATTGAACACGACTGAGAACCAGCGCAAGTACCGCGAACAGCGGGCCATTGCCAATGAGCCTATTTTGACCTCTGGCACTTCCGACCGTATCGAGCCGGGCGAGGATGAGTTCACTCTCACCCGCATGGACCGGGAAGAGCTCGGTATCCGTGAGAACGAAGATTACGCGTGGATACGCGACGACAAGTATTGGGCTGGCAAGGTCCCTGGCAATCGTTTCCAGCAATGGCGCAGAGAGAACCGCGCCCCTGATGGTACGATGCCGGGCCGCATGATTACACAGGACGGGGAGCCGTTCCGCAACGGTACGGACCTCGTTCTGGTGGCCCTTCCTAAAGAGGTCAAGCAGATTGCCCGCGACCGTGAAAAGCAAGAGTTTGACGAGTGGCAGCGACAGATTGAAGGTGCACAGCGCACAGAGCGGATGGATGATTCAGACTTCAATCCAAGTGACCGTGATGCCCTACTGCGCATGAAGCACGCGGGTATGCGCAATAACCGCAACTCGGGGATGATTGGCACCGGGCCAAGCGCAGGCCGGCCTTTTGAAGCGTATGTGCGAGATGCAGGGCTTACCGAGGCTCAGATGTGGGCTGAGGAGCTGAGCTTTGCGCGTGGTGGCAGGCATGGCCGCGAATCGAACGATGTTACAACTCCTGAGCCTAGAGCACAGGAGCGAAGGGGCAGTACGACGACATATAGTCTGCCGCCCAATGTAAGACCCCGAAACCTCGCAAAGAAGTAGAGGGATGACAAAGGTCGTAATCGAGCAATAGGAGGATAACATGCCCGGTTTCGCATTCAGTGGAAAGAAAAACTCGGCTTTTCCGACGCCGGACATAATTGAAGTCCTAGTCGGTAAATCGACTCAACTTGGCAATGGTGACGTGCTTGTGTACACGAACAGCGCGACGTATACCACGGGTCAAAACCTTGTGGTTCGTCCGCTGCTTTCAGGCGACACAATCACCACATCCAACGGACTCGTGGGTGTCTGCCCCTACGCGGTAGGTACGGATTCCAGCGGGAACATCACCAGCACCACCTCTCCGGTTACAGTGGACGCGAAGGGGAGGATTACCCCGCAGCTCCCCTCTATTCCCAACGCACTGCCAAGTGACCCGAACACCGGGTACACACGGTTGTGGGTATTTAGCTTTGACCAGACTAACAAGTTCAAGGCCAAAACGCAGACATCCGACATTGCCAACTACTACCTGTTGGGCCGGTCTGTTGGTATCAACGCTTCAGCGGCTTCATGGCCTGCAACCTATACCATTGACGACGACGCGGCGCAGGCGAATGCTCCGTTCATCGTTGAGGGCGTAGACACAGACGACGCGTTGTATAACTCAGCCGCAGGCGGTGGCGCGGTCTTCGTCACGTGCAAGAATACTTTCTACTCGCGCAATACTGGCGGTTTCTTCACAAACTAGGAGGGTATCATGTCAACCGCCATTGCAAGTCTGTTTGGCAAAGGCATTAATAAGCATTTCGGACTGGAAATGAAGGCATATTCGCCTAAATACTCCCGCGTTATGCACGTCATTCCGATGAGCGGACGTATTCTTGACCGTCAAGGCTGGGAAGTCTACGCTCCACCGGAAATCACCTTGCCCCTGATGCCTGCGTTCATGTCGCAGATTCAGGAATCGTTCTCGAAACGATACTTTCCAATCAAGCGCACCCTCGGCGACGTGATTGCTGAGGAAGATTGGGATGACGATGAGTACGGGGTACTGAAGCGTGTTGTTCCTGCGCGTGGCGGTGCTATGGCTCGTGTATTCGCCAACAAGAAAGAGTATGACGCGGCGAACATGTTCGCTATTGCGGGGTACTCAGCGGCGACTACTGTACCGGGTTCCCCGGATGGTAAATCGCTATTCAACACGGCGCACCCGATCTCCCTGAACAACAGTGGCGTTACGGTCAGCAACCGGCCCTCCGTGGACGTGGACCTGTCTCACACCACGTACTACGCGGCCTATGCGAACCTGACGCAGCAGCTTGAATCGAACAACTACAACATCATCGACAACGCACCCGCGCAGTTGGTGTACAACCCGAAACTTCGGGAAGTAGCGGTTCAGATTGCCAAGGGCGATTGGGAGCGAAGTACCAGCAACTTCAACATGAACGCAGCTAAGGCTGATAATCTGGAGTTGGTGGAATGGGCTCATTTCCGAAAGACGGGCGCGACATCTGCGGCGAACGCGTTCAACGGTTGGTTCGTTATGGGTCAGGAGCACTCGGTGAACTTTGCCGAGAGACAGGACATCCGAGCTAAGTCTGACTACGACATCAACCTCGGTGGTTACATCTGGGTTGCCTCGGTTCGTTATGACTTTGGCTGGGATACGTATTTAGGCACTTACGGATCGGCTGGTGCATAGCGGAAAGTCGTCCGTATGAACCATTGACATAATCCCGAGGTAAAGAAATGGCATGGCCCCTTCGTAAACGTCCAGATTGCCGCTATCGCAGAAACCCGAGACCTCCACGACACATGCAGTGGGGGCCTCGGGTATTCGATGGTTACTCAGCCTGTCCTACGTACCGGGATAAGCTCAGGTACGACGAATGGGGCCAGCTAACCAATCCTGAACTCGGAGCATGGGATTTGAAAGAGCAAGACGACACCAGCATGTCACGTTAGGAGAAACAAATGGCTGATGGGAAAGACTACCCAGGTTTCAAAGGGGAGCCTAAAAGTGGTAATCACGGGGTCTCCAAGGGCGCGAAGCCTGCACAGAACCCTCCGCTTCCGAATCTATGTCCAGCGCCTTCACTGAAGAAGGGCAAGTAATTGTCAACGCCAAGCAACCTTGCTGGCTACCGTGAATTCTTGAGGCTCCGGCTCGGCATACAGACACCTCTCGAAAGGTGGAAACTGTATGCCGATACCGGAACGCCTTATGTATGGTACGACAAAACAGGCGCTGAGCGAACTGATGAGCCGCCTTCTGGAATGCAACCAACGTGGCAGCCAGATCCGTCAAACTATAAGTTAGATAGCGCAATTTCAAACGGGGCATCGACTGCGAACAGACAGATAGGACTGGCTGATGCAGGGTCTATCCGGCAGGTCGCGGTATCTGCCCAGACTGATGATGGACCCTACATCATAGACCTTGCCGCTGTACCGGGGTTCACTGACCGGAGCATCAACAGTATTCGCAGGGCATGGTGGTTCGACGGCACAGAGACGCATCAGCGGTTGATACCGACAATTCTATCGAGTTTGGACCGCATAGATTCGCAGTACATCGGAGAGTCTCCGAGTAGCGCAAGAAGGTTCGCTATCGAGGGCTACAAGCTCTATATCCTGCCTGCGCCGAGCGCGGACGGATATTTCGAGTTCATGGCCGGGTGTGGCATTCTGGCCCCACAGGACGACACGGACGGGTTCGACCAGATCCCTACGGACTACGACCCATCAGTGCTCTATATCGCCCTGATAGAACTGGCGAAGATGCTACCTAATGACGTGGAGATGCGGTCGAGAGCCGAAGCGTTCACCCCTGATGCCACTGCCGCGCTGGAGAAGCTGACTGCGTGGTTCAATGGTGGTAGCAACGAAGAAGTAGAGCCGCAATTGATTTTTGACGCCCGCATGATGCGTAGATGGGGAAGGAGACGTTACTGATGGCTATTCGGGACCTTTCACCTTCTTCATGGAACGCCCCTTCAACGGGTAGGTTTGCCATTGCCGTGCAGCATAGTGCGGACGATAATGACCCTATCCCTCTGGATGTGTGGATAAGCAACTACTCGTCTGTGGAGGACGAGGTTGCAGACCTGAACTCAGGTTTCAATGCTGTGTCTATCGACAGCACTTATGGACGCATCGTGATTATCATCCCGCCATTTGGAAATACTACGACAATCACTTTGAAGGGGCCGACTGGAGACACTGGCATTGCCGTAAACCCACAAGGCCCTATTGTGTTATCCATACCGTCCGCTTCCCCATTCTCAACGGTGGGCTTGACCTGCGGAGCTGCAATATCCGGCGTGCGCATTATCGTAATTTGAGGAGGACAACATGGCCTGCGGAACAAAGATTCGGAACCTGTCTCCTCCTGAGTGGAATGCTCCCGGCATTGCACAATTATCTCTTAAAATCATCGCCTCTGCGTGCGGGCCTAACCCTATTCCTATCGATTCATGGATAAGCTCGTACGCACCACTGGCGAACTACACGACGCAGCTTGCTAACGGGTTTAACCCTGTATCCACGCTGGACTACACGAAGACCCGAATATTCATCTTCATCCCACCGCGCGGCAACGCAACTAGTCTTGTCTTGAAGGGGATTACAGGAGATACGGGCCTGAACCTCAATCCTAATGGTCCGCTGATCCTGACTATTCCACCCTCCGGCGCTCCTGCCAGCATAGGTATTACCGCCGGCGCGGCTGTTGCTGGATGTAGAGTGATTATCATTTGAGCGTCCATACCTCACAACTTCACCGAGCGCCTTTGGGCATGTCAACGGATACCGATCCTGCGGCGATGCCTGAGAACCGGTGCCAGCTTATCAAAGGGTTCACGCCTGCGCGCCAGAACCGCATGGACCTCGCTCCGCTTCTCAAGACTATCCAAAGCGCATTGGGGATTACGATACATGGATCAGCCGTATGGCTCTCAAGTGACGGGCAGTTGGATAAGCTCCTCCTGTTCAGCGGGACAACCGTGTACTCCACTCCCCTGTATAACGTGTGGAACTATGACGAGCGGCTGGACGGCCAGCATAGCTACTATTCCCTGGGTGCGCTTACAACTGTTGCCACTGCCGGAACCTCCGCAGCCGCTGGAGTAACGAGTTTACAGTTCAAGACGGAGCTGATTATCTCCATCGGCGGGCTGCTTTACCGGTACTACGTTACGGACCCCGGAGGGGTCGAGAACTTCTGGCAACTCGGCCTGAATACTCCCGGCGCTCCGTCTCTTGCGCAGAGCGCAGGCGGCGCGTTGACGGTCACCAGTACCTACTCATATATCACTACGATGGTGGATGAGTTTGGCAGGGAATCAAGCCCGTCCGACCCTACCAGCCTGCTCCTGACCGGTGCGAACCGGACCATAACGGTCACCCGAGGTTCAGGCACAACAGGCGGGTTAACGGGGATAGTCTCGTGGAATATCTACCGCTTGAACCCCGGCGCAACCACGTACAATTTCGTGACCACCGTGGCTATCGGCACAGGCAACTACGCAGACGCGAATGCAGACGCGGTAGTGGCTACGGGCGATGTGGCACCGAGCGCGGGAGAAAACGACCCGCCCGGCGCATTGGGTCCGCCGTTCGCAGGCTCATCGAATATCATGGAGTTCTGGAAAGACAGGCTGGTACTGAATGATGAGGTATCACCGTCTACTATCCAGATAAGCAACGCGGGCAGTCCTACACAGTTCAGCAGTCTCGATTTACCAGACAACGCGACCGATGGCCTGCGGGTCATGGTGGGAGGAAAAGGAGATAATGAAGTCACAGGATTGGCTAATCTTGGGTCTCTGCTTGCCGTATTTAAGAGGACAACAATTTCCCTCTTATATGGGGACGACAGCTCAACCTTCGTGCTTAGACCTGCTCATGAAAGGGGGTGTGCCAATCCCCGTTCGGTCCAGAGGTGCGAGAATGATGTTTTCTTCTTGTCCGACGATGGAATCTACACTCTTGGATACGAAAACGGATACGCTATAAGGAAGATAAGCTCGGAGCTGGACCATATGTTTCAGGGGTTCTCGTCTACAGCCAATCCTGACGAGTTCACATCAACAGGCAGGCAGCAGAGCATTCAGGTCGCCTCGGCGGTGTTCTTGAATGTAAACAGCTTTTACTCACAGAACCGCTATTACATCTCTCTCGGCAACCGAACACTTTGCTATTGTCTTCAGGCGAATGGATGGTCAGATGCCGGGTACGGGTTCATCAAGACCGTTACCAGGTATCTGGCCCAGAACGCTCAGATACCTGGCAGTGCGCCTGAGACGGTATTCCTGACTATTGCGGACCTCGGAACGTTTGCTACACAGCTTAACTATTTCACCGTTGCGGACACGCCGAAAGACAAAGACGCCCCGGCAACAGTGAACGCAACGTACACTATGCGGCCTTTCGATGGTGACGGGCCTCCTGAGAACCGAACGAAGCGGTTTGGGCTGCTGGCGCAGTACGGGGTTACTTCGGCGAAGCGTGGACAGCGTATA